NATTATGACCGAAAATGAACACCTCCAGCAGCCCAAAATTGCAGATAAGGCGACATTTACGGCGCCGAAACCGTCCAAAATCGTACAGGCCCAGGAAATTATCGAGAAATGCAGGAAATATTATAACCATCCATGCCTCGCTTTCTCCGGAGGCTCCGACAGCCTCGTCCTCCTGGATTTGGTAAACAAAACCGGATATCGGCCGATCATAATCTGGGTCGACACACAAATGGAGTACCCGGGATCCCGGCAATTTATCGTAGAGACCGTAGCCAAATACGGCCTCCACCTCCGCACGGCCAAGGCCCAGCACAGCCCGCTCGTACAATGGCAGCGCACGGGATGGCCAATGTTGGGAAAGAGCTCAGCCCGGCTCTGGATGCAGCAAAATCGCGGCGCGGGATTTGCAATAAACGTCTCTGAATGCTGCAGGACGATGAAAATTAAGCCCAGCAGGATCCTGGCGCGCAACCTGGGATGCCGAATTCAGCTCACAGGCCAGCGCGGACAGAAAGATGACAACCTCCGTGGCCTCCGAACGATGAAGGATGGGCCGCTATTTTATCAATCCAGGGACCGCCTATGGATAGCCAATCCACTCACCGGTTGGACAGACGAGGAGATTCAAGGATATTTGGTAAGGGAAAGACTTACACAGCACCCCGCGAGAGCACGCGGAGCAGTCACGATCGGATGCGTTTATTGTGGAGGAGGCAGCCAATATACAAACTCCGGATATAGGGTCCTTCGGAAGACTTGGCCAGAAGCCTGGCGCCGATTTATTATCGAATGGAAGGGAGGACTTATCATATTGGCCTTGAAATATAAAAAGCGCCTCGATGAAGTGCGAGAAGCCATCCAGGAGCTTGGAGGGCTCGCTAATTTAGCCCGCCACAGACCATGGATATTTGACTTTACAAGGAAAACACCACTCCCGGGATATGAGAAATAATGGCAAAACTTAAATATACTGCAGAATTCCCGAATCGAGCGGAGGACCTCGCCCGCCAAGGATTGAGAGATGTGGATATCGCCAAGAAGCTCGGCATATCGGTAGATACATTTTATGAATACCAGAAAACATATCCCGAGTTTTCTGAGGCCATAAAAAAGGGAAAAGCGCCGATTGACTTTGAGGTTGAGAATAAATTATTGAAGCGAGCTCAAGGATACGATTATGAGGAGGTCCACGCCGAATACAATATCGGCAAGAAAGGACAGGAGAAAGCGGTCCCCTCGAAGATTAAAAAAATCAAAAAGGAAGTCGTCCCGGACGTCACCGCCCAGATATTCTGGCTCAAGAATCGAAGGCCCAAAATCTGGCGGGATAAGCACGACATAGACATGACCGGGAACATGAACATAACCGTGATAACAGCGGTCCCACGGCCGAAGGAGAACATCAAGCGGGCCCCCAAACAACAGCCACGTAGTGGAGACAAGAAAGCAAAACGTAAATCGGCGGCTGGAAGAGGGAGACGTCCTTCGCCGGGGGCTCCTGCCAAAAATAAGAAAAAGAGGAAAAATGCAGTTAAGCCAAACAAGCGATGAAGTCGTAGACCTCTCCAGGATTTATGACCCGCGGAGGAACAAGCGGCAGCTCGTCTTCCACCAGGCCAAAGAGACATACAAGCTATTCGGAGGCGCGATGGGAGGAGGCAAGACGGGCGCCCTGGTCAACGAGGGCATCCAGCTCAACCTCGATTATCCGGGCAATTTTGGACTCCTGATGAGGAAGACCTGGCCCTCATTCCGGGACACCGTCCTTCCGCAGGTTGAGAAATTTATGGACAAGCGGCTCGTGGCAAATTGGAATCAAAGCGAGAAATTAATCGTGATGATAAACGGCAGCCGCATCCGCTACGGCGGGACAGGAGACAAGCCGGATGATTGGGAGAAATTCATGTCAGGCGAATACGGCTGGATAGCGCTGGACCAGGCCGAACAATTTACCCTGCTTGAATTCAGGATGCTGGCTACTCGCCTGCGTTTAAATATCCCGGGAATTAAATATTATTTTCTCCTCTCCTGCAACCCGAACATCGGCTGGATTAAGGAATTATTTATAGAGCGCGGCCCGAATGACCACGTTTTTATTCCCAGCCTTCCGGAGGATAACAAAGAGAATCTCCCACCCGGATATATCGAGCGGATGGAGGAGCTCCTGGATAAGAACCAGCGAGCAGCCCTACTCAAGGGCAATTGGGATGCGGTCGGCGAGCCCGATAACGTTTATAAATATGCGGATCTCCAGAAGGCAACGCACCGCCGGGCCAAGCGCGCCGAGCCCGTGGACATTGGAGTCGACGTGGCCAGGCAAGGCGATGACGAGAGCATTATTATATTGAGAGAAGGCGCCCGGATCCGGCTCCACAGCAAGGCCCAGGGCCATGACACGATGACGACCACAGGCGAGATCTGGCGCTGCGTCCAGGAAGTCATATGCCGAAGATGGGAGAAAGAAATCAGAGGCCGCTCCACGGCACAGCGAAAGGATCCAACGAAGAGCCTCTTCAAAATCAGGATTAAGGTCGACGCCGATGGCATAGGCGCTGGGGTCGTGGACCGCCTGAAAGAACAGAGAAGAGAAAAAGAGAAAAAGTTAAAACTCCGGATCCAAATCGTAGAAGTCCACGGAGCGGCTAAGCCCAGAGACCCGGTGAAGTTTAAGAATCTCCGGGCAGAAATACATTGGGGTTTGAGGGAATTATCGGGAGCTCTGGACCTGCCCACAGATCGGGAGCTCCTGACACAACTCATGTCCATCAAACACAAGACGAACTCGGCCGGCCAAATCGAGATAATGCCGAAGGAGAAAATCAAAGAGAAGCTCGGCAGATCTCCTGATTATGCAGAGGCCGTGATTTATGCCCTGGCCGAAATCCGGCCTATCAAGGAACCAAGGATATGGTGAGGAGGAGACATGTGGCCAGCTAAGCAATTAAAAAAGATTTTCAAGAATATGAGATTTAAACAGAATCCGGTTTATCGATCGATGATGATGATGCTGGGCGGCAGCCCGGTCTGGACTGACGAGGACCTCGCGCGATTGGCGAAGGAGGGCTACCAGAATTGCTATGCCGTTTATGCCTGCGTCAAGCAAATCGTGGACGCAGCCGGGGGGATCCCCTGGAATTTATTCAAGCGCCCAGCTTCGAAGGCCGGAAAAATGGAGAAGCTCGAGGACCACGAGCTCCTGGATTTATTGAGGCGCCCGAATCCCCAGGATGGCGGAGCAGCCTTCACCAAGAATAGCCTGGCCTTTTATTTAATCGCCGGCAACTCATACACCGTGGGAGTGGGCCCGGAGCAAGGGCCCCCAGCGGAACTTTATAACGTCCGGCCGGACAGAATGAGAGTCGTCCCGGGAACGAAAATAGAGCCAATCCAGGGATACAAATATGCCGTGGGTGCGAACATCGACACCTTCAGCAAGGAGCAGGTCCTGCACCTAAAGGCCTTCCACCCGCTGAACGATTGGTACGGCCTCTCCCCGATCCGCGTAGCAGCCCGGCAAATCGACACCCAGGCGAAGGCAGCCGAATGGAACACAAGACTCCTGGACCACGACTGTCGGCCTCCCGGAGCACTTAATGTCGAAGGCAACCTTGACAAGGAACAGCAAGAGCGCCTCGAGGAGGCCCTCGAAGAGAAGATGATGGGATATAAGAACATAGGCCGCCCGCCGGTATTTGAAGGCGGAATGAAGTGGCAATCCTTCGCGATCACACCCCGCGATATGGATTGGATTCAATCGGACAAATTAAACACCCGGAAGATCTGCTCAGTTTTCAATGTGGCGCCCGAGCTGATAGGCGACTCGGAACACAAGACATATAGCAATTATAAAGAGGCGCGGAAGGCGCTTTTTATAGAGAACGTCCTTCCGCTGATGGATTATTTGAGGGACGAATATAACAACTGGCTAACCCCAGCATTCGAGGAGCGGCTCTGGCTCGATTACGATCGCGATAACATAGAGGCAATCCGGGAGGAGCTCTCAGCGATTTATGAGCGGCAGAGTCAAGCCTGGTGGAGGACCATAAACGAGAAACGGAAGGCAACCGGAGATGACGAAATAAAGGGCGGGGATATCATAATGGTGCCCGCGAATTTTATCCCGCTGGCCGACATAAGCGGGAATAGGGATGACGAATAAATGGCATTAGAATTAAGAGCTCGAGACATCACAATCACGGACGTGAGGAACCGCCTCGAGCTGCGCCGATATATCAATGCCAACCAGGATGGGATAATCCGGCCGGTCAAGGCGCTCTGGCGGCGGCAGCGCGAGCTCGTGACCGTAGAGACAGCCAGGATCGCCCTGCAGCGGGGCGGAGTCCCGCCGGAATGGCAGGATCCCTGGAATGAGATGATCACGGAATTCGTCGAAAGCCAGGTGGTCGACCGCTGGCTCGAGGGCATCGGGACGGCAGCCGACAAGATAGCCCGGAAGGTCAACCGGCTCCAGCGCAAGCAATTCGATTTTAACCCGACCTCCTGGAGCGTGAAGGACTGGGTAGACACCAACGGCGGCCGGCTAATTGTGAACCTCACGACCGCGCAATTCGCCTCGACGCACGCGCTCCTGCAGCACCAGATCGCGCTCGGAGTGACGAGCCCCTATATCCTGGCCCAGCATGTCCGCCTCCACGTGGGCCTCACCGAACGAGAGGCGCTGGCGGTCACGCGATTTATGACAGCGATGATAGAGGAAGGGATCCCGGCAGCCAGGATAGCCGCGCAGGTT